TGTTTCTAATTTTTTATCCTTTACCAAACACAAAATTTCTGCTTCTAATGGATGTAAACCTTGAAGAAGGTTAATAAACATTGTTTCCCGTCGCATAGAACTCAAACCATCATTTCCACCTTTAACAAAATTATAAAATTTAGTGTATTCTTTACGAATAGATGAAAAACCTTGATCTTGAGAACCCAATGAATTGGTTTTTAATTCATTCATTTTTTCTACAGCATCCTCTATTTTTTCACTCATAGTCCCACTAAAGGAATTTTGTTCTCCTACACTAGCATAAGGAACTTCACCATCAGGAAGATTTGAAATAATAGATTCGTCAAAATTCCAAATAAAAATAGATTTCAAAGATGCATGTTCATACTTTTTAAGTACATCAACCTTTTTACTGTTAGAACTTTGCTTAGACGCTAGATCTAGAATTTCAAATATAAATGGATTTGCGGGCAGTTCAGTGACTGCTTTTGATATTGTGGTCACTTTTGTTGTTTTAGGCCCAACTTTTACAGGGGTCTTTTTTTCAACAGTTGTTGTTTTTGTTTTCGAGGTTGTCATAAAATTTCAAAGTTAAAGTCTTGCTGTTGATATTTAGTTATTCCTCATCATCGTCAAAATCGTCATCACAAAAATAATCTGGATTGAAAGTAATTGCTACAACTTCATCAGCTATAACATTTCCATTTTTATCGTAAAATTCTGGATGTAATTTTGGTTTATCTTGATAATTTATCATATATTCTCTTACATTCCACCCAACCACAATTCCCACTATGAGAAATAAAATAGTTAAAAATGATCCAAAAACTAAACTGATTGCTAACATTTTTTTCCTCCGAGGAACTACTTAGTTTTCCTCATTCTTAAGGAAAACTCCAAATAGATGACTAGTTCTCTTTTAAATAAACAAATCATCTTTTCAAAAATTATATGAAATGGTTGTAAATGTTTTTTCCTCCCTTCATTTAAAATTACTTCAACACCACGATTTCTATAATCGTTATTATTTATGTTTATATTAGACAATTTTATTCTCTTTCAGAAAGTTTACAGTATCAGTGCATCCACCAATTTTTTTATCATTACAAATTACTTGAGGAAACGTGCTTCCTTCACCAAATTCAGAATAAAATTCATCTTTAGTGAAATGTTCTCCAAGATTATAGACAACATATTTACTTCCCGTCATCTCTAGTACCTGTTTGACTTTATAGCAATATGGACAGTTATCCTTAGAATATACAGTAAAATTCATAGAAAATTTGAAAGGCTTTATCATGCTAGCACAGAATTCAAAAAAAATCAAGCCATCCCTTAATGAGTTATTTGATATGAAAGGGATTTTTAAAGCGATTGAGAATCAACCAAAACAAATTGAATCTTTTGTTTAATTTTATTAATTCTATTTGACCACCACAACTGCACTTCATTTGTTTTATCATTTAAAGTGAATTTATCTTGCAGTAGGTCATTGCAAATTTCAAAAGCTTCATTCCAAGTTTGTGCAAATACCCAAGGTGGATTGTCTTCATATTTAAATGTATGTTCTAATTCATCTTTTGGACCAACCACAACAGGAATGGAACCATTCATAGACGCTTCATATAGACGGAAACAATCTAAAGATGAATTTCCTCTACCACAAGGAACAAAATAAGATTGAGAGTAGATTTCACACATTCTTTTTTTAGGAACTTGATTAGAAACATAGTGTAATGGTAATTGCGAAAATGTATTTAACATTTCATTTCTATCACTTTTTATTTGCCCAATAAAACTCCAATCGTATTTTTTGAAGGATGAATACACTTGACAATCGTTAGTGTATCCTAATGGAAATACGATAGTATTTTTAGTATAATTATAATATTGATGATTATAATTTCTTAAAAATAACTCACACTCGTATCCTAGAGCATTAAAATTATAAAAATTATCATCGCAAAATTCATCAGATAACATAATAACAATTTTGGGTTTGATTTTTTTTATCAAATTTTTAATTGACCAATAACTGTGAGTTCTAGACGAAAAAGCAAATACATCACAAGTACTATGATATTCTTCTAGATTAGATATATTTACAACATTACCCTTGGGCAAAAGTTCTTTTACAATATAATCTTGTTCCCATAACCCATATTCAAAAAGGTAATTCATATTGGTCTAGATAGGTCAAAGTTATTTTGAATGGTGTCAATTATATTTTTATTTTTGGATACAACTCCTAACCCAAATGTATGTGTGAAATTACATTTTGGTAGATTTAATTCCTCAAAAAATCTCTTCACGCCATATTTTGAATTATCATTATATTTTTCTACACACGTATCGTGAAATAAAATTACTCCATCATCTTTTACAAATTTTGACCAATTGTCATAGTCATTCTTGACTGATTCATAAAGATGGTCCCCATCAATGTGAAGAATATCTATTTTTTGATTCCAGGATTTAGATACTTCAGTGAAATCTCCCTTAATGATTGTTAAATTTTTATCCAATAAAAGATTCCTTCTCTTATTCATTACATAATTATATTTTACATCTGAATCTTGTTCTCCAATAAAACTGTCTCCCGTAAAATTATCAATACTATATGTTTTTCCAATTCTTGGAATCGCAAATGAAAAAGCAGAGAATCCCCAATCAGTTCCAAGGTCTACGATAATTTCCGGTTTCAAATAATGAATTAACCATTGAGCAAAACCACGATGACCACTCCAAGCAGTTGCGGGAATATCATCTAGATTTGTAAGATATAGGTGTTCTATTGCACTATGTCTTTCAGGTAAAAATAGTGTTTGGGAATTAAATGCAGTAGCAAAAATAGTAATATTGGGATTTTTGAGTTCCTTTGAAAGTTCAATCAAGTATGAAAATGCATGAGAGATATAAGGTTCCCCTAGATTCATTGCTTCACTAACTGCATGAAATGCATAATTTGCAGCAAGTCTAGTGTTGTTTTCAATTAATTTACTGCACTTAATAAAACATTCAACTCTAAAACCATTAAAATATGGTTTAGTAACATTCAAAAATTCTTGACCATACTCAAGTGCTTTTTGATTATTTTTGACACTATAGTAATGATTAAATATAAACCAAAGATAAAACCAGTTAGATTTATCTTTTTCGTATTCTCTTTCACATATTTCAAGATAAAACAATTGTTTATCTAGTGAACGTTTAATTTTTTTGGTAATTTTAATTGTAGTTTCAATATAATTTTCAGTTAAATGAGATTCCGATGGAATGAACTGAGGCATCTCATGAATTGCATTTTTCCATTCATAATTTTGCGTTCTATGAAATCTCACATGAATCTCATTCGATTGAGTAATTTCCCCATCGAAATCATCAAATCTTAAGTGCTTAAATGCAGTACATTCTTCCGCAATTAATTCTAGTCCATCTGGAAAAAAGTCTGTAACAGATTCGTTAAAATCCAAAGAAAATGCCCATTCTGTCTTTACATATGACAGTGCTTGATTTCTTGCTTTTGCAAAATCAAATTCGCTTCTAGATTGAGGATGTTCGTGTACTTCAATTCCTGCTGATTTTAATAGTTGAACTGTATTGTCAGTACTTCCAGTATCTACGACAATGGTATGATAAAAATTCTTTGAATTTTCAATGAACTTTTCAATATTGTGTTCTTCGTTTTTAGTAATTGCATATAATGTTACTTTCATATCATTCTCCAATTAATTATTTTTAATGTGACACCAGTGCCATACTTTTTGGGAGTACGGATAATTTAAATTCCCATTTAAAAAGAAAAGCATTTTATTTTCAAAATAGGTATCAACTGCTTTTCTCACGTCAGACCAACATGGGGCATAATCATCCCCACAAATTAATCCTCCAAGTTTTATTTTTGGATACCATAAACTTATATCCTCTAATACGCTTTGATAATCGTGTGCCCCATCTATAAAAACAAAATCAATACTTTCATTTTCAAATAACAAAGAAGCATCTTTACTTGTAGATTGAATTGTATTTACAATGTGATATACATCACATTTGTTTAAATTATTTTTATATTCATCAAAAAGAGTTGTTCCGTTTTGATGTAAATGATTTATCCATTCTTGATGCCATTCTTCATCACTTCCTTCAAATGTATCGACGGCATAAAATTTGATATTTTTATTTGAGTTTTTAATTAATTGCCCCATGCAAGATGTAGACCTACCTTTCCATGTGCCAATTTCAACAAATACTGCATTTTCTGGTGCAGATTTAACCGCCATCTTATATACTAAATCGGAGTCAAAGAACCCCGGTACTTCTGTCCAATTCATAAGTATTTTTCCCAATCAATACACGGAGATAATAAGTGTTTATGGCAATGAGTAGAATAACCTGGAAGTGCTGATATGAGTCTTCTCCCTCGTTGCGCCAATTCAAGAAACTTTTGATGGTCATTAGAAGGTTCACAGTAACTTGAATGACTTATGTGGATATTTATGTCATCCATAAGAGTTGAATATTTAACTGCAAAGGTATTTGTCGTAGAGGGAACTGGCATCCAATGAGTAGATTTAGTATGAATAATTTTAGTTCTAAAATCATCATACCAGTGCATATACTTATCCTTATGGTCATATAATGTCGCATAATCAATCGGCAATTCAAATGCTTCCAATAAGATAATATCCCAATTTGGTCTATGAATATAGTCATCCTCAAGAAAGTATATAATCGTATCAGAATTTAAATTAAGAGTCTGAATATATTCTAAAGTTTTCAAGAAACTATTAGATTCTTTTCCTTCATTAATAATGTGAAGTTGTTTTTCATTTTTTAAAAAAGTATTCTGAATATTTCCATAGTGTTCATCATAAATGATTGTATAATTTGTAGTCTTTGGATTGTAAGTTTTTTTAAAGTTTTCAAATACCTTTTCTTTATTCCACCATTTGGGTCTTTCTCTAGATGGTTGTTCTTGAAGCTTTG